AGCATCGCCTAAATAGACAGCACCGCCGCCTAGATTATGTAGCCATACTGTTTGATCCATAATATTGGCAGCTACCAATAATGTAGCTGTAGTTGTAACTGTTACTTGTGCGCTAGTCGGCATAACTTAATCCTAACTTCTCTATTAGTTTGGCTGTCTTGATAGGGTCTTGTGCTATCTCGAAATGCATCTCATCTTTGCGATTACGATAATCGCCGCCCCACACTAAGCCGTATTTTTTAACTAATGCCTGGATCATTGGTACTTTCTCAGCTGGAAACGTGCCAGATTTTCCTAGCGGATGCCGACTAGCGTTCAAGTCGATCGCACTGCCTGACGCGTGATTGCTTAACTTGCCGGGAACTTGGCGTACTTCTCTGTAGCAGTACCCCCAGTCGTCAAGCGCACCGCCATCGATCGGCTCGATCAGTTCATGAAACTGCTCAGCAAAGGCAACCAATAGAGGCGCAGCAAAATAGGCGCAGCGCAACTTTACCTTACTGCCCTTGATCGCGTAAGACTTGATACGGATCGACTCAACATCTTTAGATGCTGGCCAGCCGTTATAACTGATTGCACTCATGACAGCAGTAGGGCTGCTTCATCGGCTGTAATGCCCAACTTGGCAAGTAGAGCAGCCTTTTCTGCTGCTTTGGCTGTTGCCTCTGATTCGCGAGTTGCTTCAAGTGCCGCGTTCGCCGCTGCTTCTGCTTCTCTAGTCGCAATCTCCTGGGCTGTTAGTTCGATTTCTTGAACTTCGCCAGTTATTGCATCAATTACTGTTTTAGTTAGCGTATCCATATACAACCACCTCACCTGTGTAAGTTCCCGATGCTGATACCAACGAGAATCCGTCATAACTTGTAGCCGCTAAATGAACGCCTGTGCCTTGTGATGTTGAATAATTAGCAGCACCGCGACCAACTGAATCAGATTGCTTAAAGTAGTTTGTCTGTGTTGCTTCGAATGGGTTAAACACGTTGAAAACTGCGCCTGTCACATAACTTGTATCGGCATAAACCATTGACACGCCTGCTGTGCCATTATTCACAGCTATGTTGGCACTTGCGCCGCCTGTGTAAGAACTTTCCAATAGTGAATAATAGTAAGCAGTTGATGAATCTACTCCGCCAACTCTAAACTTTAGATATAGGTAATCCGCACCACTAGCTGCTTTGGCTCTAACTAGCAATAAATAACGCTTGTAGGTGGCAGAAAAAGCATTATTGACATTTAGCGCGGCTGCTGCTGTAAATGGGTAAGTGCCTATTTTTGTTAAAGCACTAGCACCACCGGCAACAGATACCCATGCCGCACCATCGTAATATTCAGTGGAGTTTGTGTCTTTCAAATAACTCATATTGCCTTCTTGTGGGCTTGTTACAGCAGAAGTACGGGCTGCCGCACTAGCAAATACCCACACGCCTTGCATCAAGTAGCCATTAGTATCTGCAGCAGTTAAGACGTCCCCCGTAACGAACGTTTTTAGTCCGAGTCCAGCAGCCATTTTTTATCTCCTTAGTAACTTAATACAGACGTATCAAGTACGCCATATTGGGTTGAGTTTAATATAAACCCGTCAATAACAGGTTCAAGTGTAGTAAAGGTAGTGCGCCATTTATTCGGGGTAACGTTATGCGCCACGCCGAAAACTTGTAAAGTCTTTGTAAGGGTAGATGCACCTGGTTGGTTAGTAGTGATAGTCACCGGGTCAAAAAAATCTAAATCTAAAGCTGCAATTATGCCGTTATTGTAATTATCTGTGTATAGGTCTAACTCGATCGCATCGCATCTAACGCTGGTTTCGGCACGGCTGGCAACGTAGGCACGGGCATAGTCCAGAGCTACGGCATCGCTTTCCATAAGTAAGTTTTGAATATTGTAAGTATGGGCAAAATACTTCTCGACGCTGGCCAAATTTGTTGCGTTTTGAACGCTGCCACCTGCACGGCTCACGTTAGCCTGGTTAAATACAAGGGTGTCATCTAATCGCCATACGGCATTGAAGTAGCCAATATTTGTGCCGTTATCGTTAAATACTGTAGGTGTGCCGCCAATGCTGGCAGTAGTGACATTTCGATCTTGAAATACAAAAGATCCAGATGCATCAACATAAAACGCGCCGTACTCACTATTGGTAACAGTTTGTAATGCGGCTAGGGCAGTACGAGCTGTGCCAGGGTCTGCCTGCATAGTGGTTAAACCTGCATCTACGTCACGCATCGATGCTGGCCAAGCAATCTGGTCAAGTATCTCGTTAATGCGTGTGCCACTTAGATCGCCTGCTGTAGCACCTGTAACGGTACTGATCTGGGCATTTTGAGCCAAGCGCAGCGCATCAACGCTTGTAATGGTTGTATAAACAACATCGGTAGCATTTTTAGGGGTAGTGGTTGTATAGCTTGTAATAAATCCTGAGAACATGGGATAAGTAACGCCAGCGTATGTAGCCGATATAGATACCTTACGCATTGGGTCAAGTAGGCCAAAATAGGGGCTGCTGGGATTTTGTGGGTTAAAATCACCATTTTGATCTATTATGCGTAAAGTCATTGTGCCAGTCTGGAACTCATCTGCCTGCGGATTGCGACCGCGCTTAATGCTTACGCTATCGACTACGTTGCTTACATCGACAATAACGGCAGCTGAGTCTGCCAATACGTTAGTACCAAATATGCCTTCGCCAATAATAAATGCCTGAGCAAAGCTAGGGCCTGTAGAAAAGTTAATGACCGCGTTGATTGTAGGTACTGTCATCCGATTAAAAACCCTGCAGGCGTTTGAGGCATACCTGTCCTATTAGCATCTAGTAGCGCATTGTTTACCTTTTCAGTAAAGTCATCGCCATCTAATACGTTGCCTTCGACAATTACTGTTATCTGAGTATTACCAGAACTACGCATATATTCTGGAAGTGGCTGACCATAAAAAGGCCCAGTGCCCATACCACCCGTAGGAATATTTGTATCTGGAATTACAATCGGAATTGGAGTTGGACTTGGAACAACTACAACGGGAATTGGGTCGCCTGTAATTTTAGTTACTGATGATGGCGGGATAAGTAAATCCTCTGGTTCTAAAGCAAGTATGCCCCCACCTTTGCGACCAGGGTCAAGCGTAAGAGGCGTACCAAGAATTTTAGCTAAAACAGCCGAAATTTCCTCAAGTGACTTAATCCACTCATCAAACGGATTAGTTGCTGGCTTAATAGCATTTAGCTGACTTTGTAAAGCTGCCGTGGCTCGCTGTGATGCCTCGAGTTTTTTCTGTAACTCATCGGCTAATTTAAAATCCTCGTTAAGAATTGCACGCTGTAATTCCAAGCGTAATCTTTCATTATCTGAAATCTTGCCCTTTAACGCAGCTTCGATCTGAATCTGCTCTATGTTAAACATGGAATCCGCTTTAGCCAATATCGCTTTTTGAGCAGCAGCCTTCTTATCAGCAGCAGCCCTTTTATCAGCTGCGATCTTGGCCGCAGCAGTAGCCTTTTTTTCAGCTGCTAACTTTGCAGCAGCAGTAGCCTTGGCTCTTCTTTCCTCAGCTAGGCGAGCAGCCTCAGCAGCTTTAGCAGCTTTAGCCGCAGCCTCAGCTTGTTTTTTCAAATAATATGGCGATATAGGCAGCGTGGTTAAGCCAGAAGTACGCTGCTCTTTACCCAAATCGGCAAGTAGATTTATATATGTGCCAAGTACCGGAATTGCTTGAATATAAGCTTCTAAAGGTAATGAAAAAGCTTTACCTGCTACAGGAATATCTTTTAATTTTTGGATAAATACGCCGACTCCAAGAATAAGATCAGCGACATATTGTGATGTTTTTTCTAATCCTTCATTTAAATCATCAATGCTTTTATCGCTGGCAAGCAATTTTAAAGCATCTACTAGGCCTTTACCTATAGTTTCTTTAGCGTTATTAGCGGCTACTTGTAACTTGGCTAATTGTCCTGCATAACTGTTAGCTGCAGCTGCAGATTGACCAGAAAATAATTTAGTTAATTTTTCTTGTATATCCGCAAACTGGCCTGTAGCTAATTCAGCTTTAGATATGCCTACGCCTAAACGACCAATAGCAGCAGTTTGTCCTAAGTAGGCTTTTTGTAAACTTTGTGACACCTGGGTAACTGTCTTACCTGTACCTGCCGCAATATCTAAAGATAGGTTTAATAATTCTTGTGACTTGCTAACTGATCCTGTTGCCCTGAGTAACCTGTCCATGGCCGGGCGCAGTTCATCATCAAGCACGCCTGTTTGCTTTTCTAAATTATTTATAAAGTCACTAACGATAACTGCGTTATTACCGTATGCAAGCCCTAAATTTTTAATTGTTAC